TGTTGAATATTTTTTCAGCTGACATATTGCAAAATAAAAAATTTTGTGTTATAATATAATCACAGCAAGAGATTGCAGCGACATCCGGTCGCCGCCGATCTCGGCTCAGTATTGAGAAAGGACATGTTATGAAACAGATCGATTATTTAAAATATGCAAATGATGAACTCACAGAAGACGACGAACTCAACTTACAAGCTCGTGAGGAAATGATGGATGATGAGCCCGACACGGAGCCCGACGTCCTTACACCCGACGAGGTCCGCCAGGAGGCAGAGGATCTCGCGAGACATGAGGCGGAGCTGGCGTCAAAATCACTCGCAGACTACTCTCGCGAGACTGACAAGACATTTTTTGAGATCTTCAAATGATCTCCGCCCTCGCAAGAGGGCATATGCAGCCACGAGCGCTCAGCGCGGTGCAACTCCGCGCGGCTGGACCAAATCCGCGTGTGTTGGCAATCGTCAGGGCATGCGGTAACTGTTACTCAATTACACAATTACGCAAGGAGGACACACATTATGATGAGTAAGGCTAAGCTTTACGCTAACGCAAAGGGAGCTATCACAATCCTGGATCGCGCTGAATATGACACGATCGATCGCATCACATCACAGCTTGACAACGTTGCCAAATGCACACACTCTTACATCGAGTCCCTCTGGGACAAATTTACGGGCAATCATACGCACTATAGCGTGGTCGCAAAGATCTCAACATCAACAATGACGATCCGCGTTATCTCGTACGCTTACAACATCAACTACACTATATCTGCTGATCAGCTGCGCGAGCATCTCGAAGAGGTCAACAACGTGCTTGCATATGCTAACGTCTGTGTTGATACAATCATGGACCATAATCGCTACATTATCGTTAAGCACAATTTGCCGCGAGGTGATCACTGATGACTAAGCTCGAACATTATGCACAGTTGCTCTATGCACGCAAGCAGAGAGCACTGTCAGAAATATCAAAACTGGAAGCTAAAGGATACATTGTATCAGAGTGGGCTAAGACATGGGCAGCGTCCAGGACTCCTACGAAAATCTCAAAGCGTACCCTCGATCGCGCTCCGACAATACAGTACGTGCGGCGGCAGGCTAGATACGGTGTAACAAGCATCAATAAGGAGTCTCAGACAATAGATCTTGCAACACCTGCGAAGACTGACATAAGTTACAATGCAATGGATCGCTACGAAAAAGGTGACGGTAAGACACTTGCGAGAGAGCTCACAAAGGCAATCAAGGGATACAAGAGCTACGCTAAAACCAGCGAAGATCTCTCGCGGAAAGTACTCGAGCTAGTACTTGCTCTCACACCTGGTCATTACCCTAAGCCGGGAGACAATAACAATTACTACACTATCGACAACAATTACAACCCGAAAAATCCGACGTCACTTGTCGACCATCTCACATTTAAAGATCTACCTAATACTGACATGGTCGCAGCAAACATTCAGCGTATTCTTGAGCAACCTTATACATCAAGAGATCTTCATCAGAAATACCTTGAAGATGCTTCGGCTCGTGGTTATCAAACACTTATGCGAGACATCTTTGACCCGTCAGGTACCATGGACCCTACAGATCTTGATAGCCGTATCGAGTATTTCAGATCGTTGCTCAATACATCGCATATGTGGCGAGTTTGCGGTGCTGGTTGGTTACCATCTGAACAGGTGAAGGCAAATTATGCCACCCTTGCAAAGTCTCTGATGAGAGCGGATCGAGTTGATGTTGACGCTTCGCGTACCAATGACATTATAACTGCGATAGAAAACGAAGAATCATTCGATGTTGTGCTTGCAATGGTTGAGAGTGCAATATCAGACGCATTGAGAAAGAGTGATTAACATGATCAAAGTTGTTCATCCTACAACGTCTTGCGATTATAGTGAAGTGTATGACATCAAATTCACATTCACAAAAGGCAAATACAACAGCTACGCTTGCGAGACAATAATAACATTCGACACTGAAAGCAGTAATGGTTATCAGTTAGCAAATAATGTTGTGATCGGATGGGATGGACAGCGATATGTTGATGATGAATGCTATCGCAATATGATTGACAACGCGGAACCTGTTGCACTTCTGTATTTTTGGCAGTGTGCTGTTGAATGTCAAGACGGTGTCAAGGTTTTCACAGGTCGTACATATGAGGAACTTATCGATTTTGAAGCTATCTTATACAGCGAGATAAGACGCCAGGCTGTGTATGGTTTTAAGTGTATCAATCGCGCATCAGAAACTTATAACGCTAAGACTTCAAAAAATAGTGTCAAGTGCAAGGTACATGTCCACAATCTCGGACATGACTATCAGTTTTTGCGTAACATTCACAATGACGATTTCGTAAGTTCAGCTCATTGCAAACGCGAGAAAGTATTTGCACGCGAGGCGCGCAGACCTATGAAAGCCTATTTTAACTATCAGAGGATTCAAGTTAATCTTATAGATTCGTCCTGCCTTGTTCATAAGTCTCTCGCAAATTGGTGCAAGGACAGCAAACTCCCGATCACTAAGCGCGAAGAGCCCAAGGGGTTCTACGACCCGATACGCTCACCCCATACGAAACTCACTCAGGAAGAAATACAGTACGCCATCGATGATGTTGTTAGTATGGTATACGGTATTGAACAGTATCGCAACAAATACAAATCTCTCTGGAATATTCCGCTCACGCAAACCGGAGAAGTCCGCCGCGTTCTTTATCGCGAGGTTTGCGAGGTTGACAAGGCATGGGCTCAGCATTGCTACGAGTTGACCCAGAATTACACCGAGGATTTGTATCTTGATCTTGTCAAGACTTTTGCAGGTGGTTCAACTCACGCAAACTGTTTTCATGTTGACAAGAAATTATCTGTCCGGTGTTTTGACCTTGCTTCGTCGTATCCTGCGGTCATGTGTATCCGTCGGCTCCCGATTGGTCAGTTTGAGGATTGCAACCCTGCAGATTTTGACGCGCTCGCAAGTCAGGACATACACACAGCAGATTATCGGTGGATGTGTGAAATCACTTTAAACGATGTAGTTGCGAATATGCAAAATCACTATATAAGTGTGTCTAAATGTTCGCACGTTGAGGGTCAAATCATCGACAACGGGCGTATCGTAATGGCTTCAACTCTGACAATGCGCATCACAGACTTGGACTGGGAGATTATCAAGCATTGCTACACATTCGACGACAATTTTACAGTTCGCAAGTTGCGCAAATCAAAAGCTGGGTATCTCTCTAAATCTCTTATTAAATGCGTGCTTAAATATTTTGGCTACAAGACTTCTTTAAAGGGTCTTGAGGATAGTTATAGTTTATATGTCGAGAGTAAGCAGATGATCAACAGTATCTATGGAGCAGAGGTCACAAAGCTTATCAGTGACATTATTCACTATAACGGCGAGGGCAACGGCTGGAGTGTTGACAGATACGACACAATGACCGAGGCAGAACGCAAAGCTATCTTTGACGCAACAATTGAGGCATGCAAACCCGAAAAAGCATTCTCAGCGTATCAGTTCGGTGTGTGGATTACGGCGTGGGCTCGTTGGATATTGTGGTCTTTCATAATTCATTTTGACACTAAAATAGTGTATTACGATACAGACAGCATAAAAGGTTTGTTTGATGATAATGATGTTGCTTATGTTGAGCAATGGAACAAGAACCTCGCAGATCTTGAAACTCGTGTGGCTGGAGAAATAGGTATTGACCCTGCGCTCTACACGGCAACATCTTCAAAAGGTAAGGTACTTAGAATTGGAGTCATGGAGCGAGAGCATGACTGTACTATTAAAACACTTGGCGCTAAGCGTTACGCTGTTCAGTATGAAGAGAATGGCGAGCAGGTGATAGAGGTTACTGTTGCTGGTCTGCCTAAGGCTGCGGGTGTTGACAAAATTAAGTCTCTCGATATGTTCAACAATCAAACGGTATGGAATGCTAACGAGTCAGGCAAGCTTATTTGTTACTATCAGTCAAATCAGAAGGTGGGACAGAAATGGTATGATCGTAATGGCGATCTCTACATTAGTGACGATCAATATGGTGTATGTCTCAAGCATACATCATTCGATTTGTCGATGTCTGAAGATTTCGACGGGTTCCTGGACACTCTCAATGGACATTGGGATCGTGACAAGTACATGATCAACAATGGACCTATCGCACTCCGTGTATAACACAAACACCCGGTATATTCTACCGGGTGATTGTTATTATGCGAATACGTCTATCAGTACTCTCTGAACCCCTGCATCGCTACATCTTATAAGTCCACGGTAAAACTCGGTTCGCAGCTGCTGTAGCATCGGAGTGACCATAAGCGCAGGTCTGTTATATGATCCGTTGACGATCAAATTGTAATCGTACTTGCACGTTGCATCAATGCTACGTGATATGTATCTCATACCATTGCTGTAAGCATATACTCCGTAAGCATCAGGTCCCACATGTAACGTGCAACAGTAGCGACCTCGTCCCCAACCGTCAGGTTTGGCAACAAGCGAGGAGTCGTCATTAATCCACATGTTGCTCTTGTGTCTTGTCTTGTAGACGTTCGACAGTGATCGCCCAAAAGCACTGTTATCATGCTCCTCAACAAGTCCCTCAACGTGGACCATCTCGAACACAACACCGCGTCCTCGGTAAAATTTGGTGTTGCTCTGAATCTTAGTCGTCAACCCTAAATTTACAAAATAAGGATTTTGAAGTGTGATAGTGTTAGAGCTCATGTAGATTGGCATGTAACGTGTAGCCTTGCCCTCGCCTCTGGCGATGGACTCGTATATCGTCTTGACCTTGTCGAACTCGTCAGGCAGATAGTCACGGTCGGAAACCGGCTGAAACTCATCGAAGAAAAACGACTGAGCGTCGTAGAACAGACTGCTGATTGATTTGATCTTAGTTGCTGCTCGGATAGGTACAACATACCCGATGTGCTCGCTGATGACATCGTCGCCGTCGCGGTGTGTTAAGTAGACGTTGCTGTATGTGTTACGCACACCAATCCGCTCGCTGATCTCGTAGTCCTTGAGCGGAGAATTGATCGACTTAACATAACTGTTGAGTGTACCTTCTGCTAACGATGTACCGAGATCGCAGGCGTTACGAGTGAGGAGAATGAATTTGTTTCCGTTTTCGAGATAGTCGGTTAGTAGTAACTTACTAAATTGATATGACTTACCAGGTCCACGCTCAGGACTGCATACGATATACCACGCTGGACGCTGTCCGTCAGCATCCAGCGAGTTTATAAGTTTAGTACAGTCATAATGTTCTGTGTATGTCTTAGACATATTATCACCCCATCAAGCACTGTGTGTATTATTACGAGTTATTGCCTCTGTATCCCAAAACTGTACACCTCTGTCAAACATTTCCTCGATCAGCCTACCGACTTCGCGAGACACACCGTGAACGTGACAGTTGGACGTCTGGATATAAGTGCAACGATAGCCTCTGTAGTTTGCTATTGACCCAGCGCCCTTGCCCTCCGAATACTCGTTCCATGACGGCAGATCGGCGTCAGTCGTCTTGTCGCTCTGATGCATATACGCAAACACGCGAGGAACACCCACACGCTTGCTTGCAAACCCAAACCGACGCAGCCACTCGTCATATGCTATTAAGATATCATCGTCAAGATGCACGTGCTGATATAAGATATCAACAAAACCGTCACGGATAAAGTTAATCGATCCTACACCGCTGGATGGTGTGTACTTGTTAGCGGCATAGGCTGGCTTAGTCTGTGCAAAGTTGGCATATGCTACATTGTTAGTATTACCTAATAGCATTTCGCGGGCACTTGAGTACATGTTAGCCTGATTAGCAACACGTTCCATCTGAGTCTGTGCAGCTACACCTGCATAGAGAGAACCTGCGATACCGTAACCGCTAGTACCCTTTACCCCTGAGGTGTCTGTGTATGAATATTTTTCCCGCCATCCAGGATCCCATGTTGATGGTCTTGTTGTGTGAACTGTGTTGATAGATCCAAGGGATGCAATGCTTGCACCTACACCGATACCTTTGCGCACAACATTTTCCGCCGCGCCTGCGAGATTAGCCTGTGCTGCTATTACGCTCTGCTGCATCTCCATATGCGTGTCAACTGTCATATTAGAGATAAGACTTAATGCATTAGCACCTGTCTGATACAACCACGAATTGATCATATAAGGAATTGTTGGGAACTGTGCGTATCTGATACACTCTACGGCATTGGCGCCGTTACGATTTGCTGACATGTCGCCCTGCTTGTAGTTAGCAGGGGAGATCTGTAACGTCGGTGCATTGAATACATCCATGCAAGGTATGAGCTTTCCGTATTCTGTTGGAGACGTCCGTGTGAAATGTTCGTACTGCAATTCTTTGATATCACCAGAAGGTGATATTAGTCTTGCATAGGAGAACGGATATGTCCCTAATTTTGGATTAAGTAGTCTAACACCTGCTAATCCCTTAACGCGGACCACAGGAGCGGACACGCCATGAGGTAAGTACCACTCGGTCTGGAATGTTACAGTTCCGCCGGACGCACCACGCACAGACGACGCAACCATGCTCGCAGGGATTGAGTATATAGCAAGTATATTATTAACAACTTGCCACAATGTCAACTTGTTGAGTAACTCCACAAATGCAGATGTCAGACCGCGAGGTATCGCTATGATATAACACTTGCTCGTGAGCTGTGTTGTTAAGTATGAGTTTCTGCTGTATCGTACACCTGTGACTAATCCACCCTCAGGTGTTACATAATATCCGTACTCGGACCTCTTGACCTTGTCCAGAAATGCCTGAAAATACTCGGACGGTTTGACATCTGTAGCTGCCTCATCCAGAGCGTCAAAGTTGATTGGAGCCAGATATAACAATGACATCATCTCAGACGGATCGTACGATCCACCTCTCACAAGCGTAGCCATGATCGGGTATACATCGGCGGATTTTGATAATGTATTGCTATATGTGTATACCTCAGGCTCAAGCTGCTCACCTATCGCGAGGGGCTCAGGTGTCTGCATATCCATGATAGGTGTATAATCTGCATTGAGTCCCAGATGGATCTCGTCCTGCTTGCTCATATGTTCGCGGAGTATATTGCAAGGCTCCATTTCCACAACATCCATATATGACATCCATGGATCAAGAGCCCAAGATATCTCAACACAGTCATTATTGACATAGTTGTAGTCAGTAACATATGCGTAGTATGTACGCGTTCCGAGATCGGGATTGACAAATGACATATACTCAACGCTACGGAGTACATCTTCGACCGTGGCGTGGAACACTCCGACGGCGCGCTGAAACTGGTTGAGATCTATTTTGACACGTCCAGTAGATCGCACATACTGACAGTCGTTGACAGTCAGGATCTTAAATTGATCCATCGTCTCCTGTTGTTCTTTGACCGACTTAAAGAGCAGTTGTATTCCGGGTGAGAGTGGGAAAGTTGTCCAATGTCCCTGATTCGGGATGCCTTTTGTACCATAAAATGTTATGGTTGAGCTCGGTGTAATATTCACAGTCAATCCTCCTTCAAAGGTAGGTTTTTGATGATCTCGTACATGTGTGTACCTGTGCCATTACCGCCTAATCCGTGATACGTCTCATAGAGATCCGTCACGTCGTCAAGCTCCTCAGGGGTTACGCTCTGACGCTCTGTATAGACATTGTACCGCTGGCGTAATTCTGATCTAAGGAGCTGACGTAGTGCAACCTGCACACAATCTTTATGCTTGCGCTGATGTTGCAGGTACCACACGAGATATGACGATAGCGAGGTTAACGCAATGGATACAATCGTTGTGATAATTTCCATGATATCACCTTTGATTCTTTTTGTACACTACAGTTGAGATACCCAGAACAGCACCCAGAAAAGCATCAGTCGCGGTAATAGTGCCAACCACCGCGTCAGGTGCAGGGAGATCCCAGACTGTTGAAAGTGCGAAGTAGAAAGTAGCAAGAGCGGGAAGAAGGATCTGAGCGATCCATTTGAGTATGTCATATACTTTGTTATTCATGTTAATTCTCCTTTGAGTTAGTCAGGACTATCTTGATATTAGTAAGATGAGGCAATGTCCGCAAATCAGTGACCTGCTGGTTGCAGAGCGGGACGACGGCTAAGTCGTGGTTAACCCGTTACAAGATGCGATACATTGCCTCTAGTAATATTATAGCACAGTAAGCACTATTTGTCAAGTGTTACAACAGGATTTTAATGAGTCTATCCCACTGATTATATGCATTGCTCTCCCATTTAAGAGATACGCTTGGCACGAGGGTCATTATAAGTCCCGTCTTTCCGGAGCCTTCGAACGATTTCTGTATAACTATAGTTGCAGGGATAATAGTGTTTAACGGCTGAGTAGATGTCGCCTTCAGCAGCTGTATATTGCAAGGGCAACTATACTCTACATTATCTTTGAGTGTCATATTCGCAGTTGAGCTTGATCCTGACGTTGGATAGTATGAATATGAAGTATTGTAATAAGCAGCAATCTGACACCCCGAATTGAGAGTATTAGGCAGATTCAGTTCTTCGCCTATACTTGGTCGCGCAGCTGTCAGCACAATGTCGTTACTGTTATTGTTTGCAATTTCAGTCTTCACAACATAAAAACGGTTAACAGGGAATGGTACAAAGTAAGCCATGAGGGTCATATTAGCTGCTGCAGACTGCCTGAATTTGACAGAGTCTTTACCATATGTGATATGTCCTTCGCTATCAATACTATATGACGTTACAGTCCCCCAATCTGCTTCCACACCGCCTTCTATAATCATGGACAACATAGCAGGAGTCATCGGATAGGGGAGTCCCTTGCCTTCAGGACCCCGCGGTCCTGCATCTCCTTTTTCACCCTTTTCCCCTTTAGGGATTGTGAAATTGAGTACAGCAGCTGTATCAGTGCCAGTGTTAGTAACTATCGGCGCTGTATCAGGATCACCCTGAGACACAGATCCTATCTGGATGGTCGCCGCAGATCCGGGATCGCCCTGAGGTCCTGTCTCGCCAGTGTCTCCCTTGACTCCCTGAGGTCCCTGAGGACCTATCTCACCTGTTTCACCACGAGGGATCTTGAAGTTAAGGATCGCGTCTGTATCTGTGCCCTCATTTGTAACTTCTGCAGGAGTATCAGGAGATACTGTCGATACTACACCAATCTTAATCGTCGCAGCTTTTCCAGGTTCTCCAGGATCTCCCTTAGGACCTATCTCACCCTGGGGACCTGCTTCACCTGTGTCTCCCTTGACACCCTGCGGTCCGGGTTCACCTTTTGCGCCAGGGGCTCCGGGTAATCCCTGCGGACCGATTGCACCGGGTGCGCCCTGCAAGCCCTGAGGACCCTGCGGTCCAGCAGGACCAATTGCACCCTGTGGTCCAGTCTCGCCCTGGGGACCTGTATCACCCTTGTCACCCTTAGGGAGTGTGAAATCAAATGTCATCTGCCCATTACTAAATGTCACAGAAGCAACAGCTGTATCACCTGCTACAGCTGTCGCTGACGCAGTACTGATCGTATCCTGTTTGGATGTTTTGAGCTTGTTGATCTCTGCGGTCTGATCCTCTACGTCAGTGGAGAGACTGTCATAATTACGCTGAAGGGTTGTGATAAGAGCCCTGAGCGCGGAGTCGTCGTAAGCCTGGTTAGGGATCTCAATAACATCACCAACAGGTTTATGAGTGCCTGTGTCCACAAGCTGATATTTTGCGACGTCGTCGCCAGCGTCAGCCAGTTTTTCGAGCGTGTACGTGGAGCCTCCTGAGGCGGAGCCTGTTGCGGATATTGTTGATGTACCGTCGCCGTTGTCGGTGATAGTGATGTTGTCACCCTCTACGAGTTTGTCCTGCTTGTACTTAGCAAGACACGCGATCTGCTGCTCGTAGGAGAGACATTCAACGAATGATGTTGGAATGATCAGTCTGAACCATCTCAGTGCGTTAAAATCATACATAGTGTAATCCTCCTGTCAGAATATCAACATGAACAGATCATCGAAACACTCCCAGATCTTTTTGATGAGTGGAGATGACCTCATCAGCAGCTCATAAGTGATCGTGTAATCTGTAGCGTCCGTGGTGTTGTTGTTTGTGCCATTGTCACGATGGAGTGCGGTGCGGTCTGATGTGTTGTCAGACGTTGTCTCAATATTGTTATCATGTGAGCCCTTATCCTCATAGTGCGACGTGTTATTGACGTCATCTCTGGATTGTGACTCGTTGGTGTTGTTGACCTGATCCTGTGTATTGCGCTCCTCGATGTGAGTATCGTTAGATTGGTCTATGCTATTGTGAGTGTTGTTGTCTGCTGTGTCACTCTCGGTGTTGGTTACAGACTGAGTATTGTGAGTTGTCGTGTCTGTCTCGTTGAGCTTGGTGACATGATCGCCTTTGGTAACACTTACATTAGTCGTGTCATGAGATAGTGTTGACGTGTCGGTACCTGTGTGAGTGTGATCGTTGACTCTGGCGTCCTTGATATCCTTGTAATCCTCTGTGTGATTACGGACTCCGTCATCGTTGGCGTCATAGTCAGTATAGGATCGTATCGTGTCGCCTCTGGATGTCTGATCGGTGTTGTCAGTCTGTACACGTGTGGCGTCGTTCTCGGCGGCGGCAGAAAGATAGTTGTAGTACTGCTCGGATGCGTAGGTTACACCCTTGCCAGCTGCATCTCCACCGGGCGTGTGCATGTTGTTGAGTTTACCCATAGGCGTGTCAAGGCTCATCTGCATGCTGTTATCAGCGTACGTGGTGTCGCCTCGGTTGGTGGTTGTGTCGTCATGGTGATCTGTATATCCACCCTTGATATAGTGATGTGTGTTGTCGGTATCGTTGCTTACAAGCTGACCCGTCTTTGTTGAGTTGCCAGTGTCGTGATCCTTGGTGTCGTATACGGTCGTTGTCGTATCGTCTCCAGTGAGTGTATCGGTAACTGTTACATTGTCAGACAGCGTATTAGATCCAGTCTTAGCAAGCGTATCAGTGCCTGTGTTAGAGACTTTATCGTTACCTGAGCTATGGATCTGACGATTGTCTGATGACTGTGAGGTCTTGTTACCGTTGATCGTTGTGGTGATACCACCGGTGCCAGTAGATATACCGTTAAGTGTATCTGTACCTGTGCGTTCAGCGACATTGTGATCGTTGCCGTCATGATCCATTGACGTACTGCCTGTGTCGTGTATATTGGTCTTGCCGTTGCCCTTGAGCTTGTCAGAAATATCAACGAGATTATCGTGCTTGCCGGTAGAGTCTGCATGTGATACGTGATACTCGGAAAAGATATCCTTGCCGATCTTATCGTAGATCTGATTGATGTACGCTCCATTATTATAGAGAGACTCAGCAAGCTCAAGTTCCCAGAGTGAGAGTGTCTCCATACCGATCTCGTCATTGAGATAATGGAGTGCAAAACCTGTGATAAGCTGCTCACGGTACTGTTCAGAGATCACATTGATCGCAGGAGTATCAAAGATCGTACGAGCGGCGATATTGTACAGATCGGTGAGGTTACGCAATGACTCTCCGGGCTGGGCAGCCTCGGCAAGTATATCTCTTAAATAATATGTGTAATTAGCCATTGTCGTCACCTCTCAAATTGATATCATCATGAGCATCAGTTGCTGACTGTCCCTTGAGTTCTGACAGAGCAGCCATTGCGTAGTCACCAGGGAAAGTAATGTCATCAGGAGACATTACAGACAGATTGACTGAAGCATTCCAACCATGGCGCTTGTTCATCTTGTTGATGAGCTCCATACGGTTGAGCAAGCGTGAATTGAGTGAGAGCATCTGTTCCATGCTATTCCGTGAAAGTTCGTCGGTGATCATGCGTTCTTTTTTGGTTGTCTCGGCAGTAATACCAAGCATAGACAAAGCCTCAGCCCAGATTACTTTCAGAGAGTCGAGAAGGTCTTTGCCAATGTAATTAACGCGAGTGTCAATTGTCTGTATGGTATTAAGATCCATATTATTCCGGACCTCAATCACAGGGTCAAATCCTCTGATACGGTTGAAAAGGTTCTTCATGGAGAGAGAAGATTTGCGGTCTGTCAGTACCATGTAAGGAGTGATCTGCTGCTGGAGATTAGAACGAAAAGTGTTATGTATTTCCCAAAGCAGCCTTGCGTACAGATCGATCATAGGCATGAGAGACGCAAATGTATTGTTATCATATGCAATTTCCCACTCGTCGCCCGTAATCCTCGTATGAGGTCCGTAGCCGATACCTCTGATATCTGTAGGATAACCGTAGACATCGAAGTGACCAGTGCGTGTCACAAAATCAACTCCGAGCCATATATTGGTACCTTCTTGTTTGATAAAGCAAGCCTTTCCGTTAAACAGGAAAGATTTTTCTAGGAACAAACGATCAACCGTTTCAGGCAGTCCGTGGTACTCAAACTGAGCCAATGCAATATTGACAAGACGCTCACGATAATATCTGTAGATCTCACTGTTGTCAATAACAAGCATGCGATCTGTGCATCGTGACATATATTGTATCTCCTTTCATAAGAGATTACCGCCGCCCATTTGGAAGAGCGGCGGCTTTGGTCTCATTATTAAACGGTCGCCTTATTTGTCTTTGTTGACTGACCTGCGACCAGAGGATCCGCGAAGAAGACGCAGTTAGCAAAAGGATTGTAACTGTAGATCTTCCAGGTGTGGAGTCTGGTGTTGGTTGACAGATGCAGTTCGTCGTAGATCGCATTGGACTGATAGAGTCTGTCGAATATCATGAAGAAATCGCGGTCAATGATTGCGCCGTTAATAGCCGCGAGCTTCTTTTTCTCTTCTTCCGTGAAGTCGGTCCACTCGGGAATAGTACCCTTTGCGACGTTCTCGTTCATCATCTTCACAAGTCTCGCGTGCTCACCCTCGGTGAAGTCGAAACGATTGACAAGAACACGCTGACCGAGGAAGTCTCTGTATGAGAGGTTGAACGCAGCAGCCAGGGAGTTAACGTCAATGATCGCGGACGCCTTAGAAGATATCAGACAGATCTGATCGTCGGTCTTGGATACTGTTGCAACGCCCGCAGGGTTGTAGTTAGTATCCATAAACTGAAGATTGTTGGAATATTCACGGAAAGAGGACACAAGATCGTTTGAGCTGTCCTTGGTCAGAGCAGCCGCAGCGGTTACGGTGGAATTTGCGTTGGCAAGAATTGCACGGGCAATGACGTACTTGAACATGATGTACTCATCCCACTCCGCAGAGTTGTAAAGCTGGGTTACGATCTTGGAAATAAGAGAGTTGACACCAGACGCAGACAGGAAAGCGGTTGAGAGGTCAGCGTCAGAGGTAGTGGTCTCATACACAAGGCGAGAGTTCACAGGATGGAACGTTACGAGAGCCTCGGGAATGTTCTGCTTGTACACATCGCCGGGGGTGTCGGTGTGAGAGGTGTAACCCTCAGGGTCGACAAGATTGGTCCATACGTTCTCGATTGTCTCGCCGTATTCAAGCTTACCGCGCTTGAAGACTCTCAGCTGGTTCTCGTAAGACTTGATGTAAGACTCAACGGAAATGATACGGTTTGCGAGTGCGTTCATAAACGTCTCGATCGAGTTACCACCGCCAGTCACATACAGTCCGTAATCCTTGAGGTCGTCTGTGTTCTGAACCAACGGAGTCATTGACATGAATTCACCGCCAGTATTCTGACGTATGGTATTCAGGATGGTGTAGCTGTTTTCGGACAGTTTAGTCTTAGTGGGCTTATACAT